GTAAACCATTGTCCCATATCCACTCTTTACCCTCCATTACGCCATTGACGAATGCTTGTGGTGCTGACGGATCTGCAACAATGTCAGCAGCAGTCGCTAAGTAAAAGTCTGATTTTACATAGTTTGTGCCACCTTTATTCTCCAGAGTACCCATGCCTCTAGAAGAAACTCCTAGTTGTGCGCCTTCATCTATTAAAGACTTGACGATTTTACCGTATGGCGTATCAGTAATCTTTGCCTCACCAATATAGTTACCTTTATTATCAGGTTCTAATCTAGTGATTAAGTGTGATACTCTCTCTAAGTTTACAGTCGGTCCATCAGGATGCCCTAATTCACCAAATGCTCTCTTACGGTCTATAAATTCTTTTCTGTAACGATTAACTTCTTTTTCTAGAACTTCTTGGGGATAGACACGACCATTTCTGTTTTTGATGTTCGCTTGCATGAAGATACCTCTTATAAGGTGTTTCTTCGCACCATCGCCCTTGTCCTCAACAATGTATTCGCAATCGTTGATTTCTTCTCTTATTAGTTTCATTTCTTCCCCTATTCGTTAATATTATTTATCTATCTTACCTCTAAAATAATAGTGTAACTATCATTTGATACGAAGTTATGCGTAGAAAATAATATATCTCCTGTTGGCGAACTAGCATTATTTGCTATTTGTATCGCCGGTGTTTGTAAATCTATTGTTCCTTGACCTGATAGAAACAATGCTGACGCATTTGTTGTACCGTCAAAGATGATTTCAACGGACCCTTTCGGATCCGTTGTATTGATACTATAAATTACTCTTGCAATCTTTGTAGATGATGACGCATGATTTAATGCGCTTGCGTCTACCTTAGTTACAAGACTTTCTCCTGTGCCGTCTGAGAAGTTTGTAAACTTCATAACGGTTTTAGAACCAGATACGTCTGCTATAGTTTGTGATGTAACTGTATCAGCCATTATCTTGTTTGTCCTGAAGCGTCATAACCTTTTGATTTGGTTACTTCGATTATAAAAGTACCTGTTACAGCACTTGAATTAGTGATAAGAATATCACCAGTCACGCCTGAACTCTCTGGGTTTGTAATCAATGGTTGTTTACCATGAAACCCATATTCACCAGAACCGTGTACTGATATTGCGTGATCGTTTGATGTTGCGTCAAACAAGAATGTTGTATCACTTGTTGCCGCTGTTGTATTCCATTTAATACTTTTTATGTGTAGTGTTGGGTTTGATGAATGTCCTCTCAATGCACTTGCGTCAACACATACTACTGCTGAGTTTGTGTCATTGTTGATTTCGAACATTCTTACTGTTCTAGTAGCACTATCTACTAAATTTCTTGCGTTTACTATTGCCATTTTTACTCTCCTTTATATGGTTAGACCTGTTTCTTTTGCGAAATAGGTTTCAATATCTTTTGGTTGTATTCTATGTTTCTTTGCAACGTCTTTCATTATCTTAGGAAACATAGTTAAAACCTTTTGAGGTGCTTTCGACATCATGCCGAAAACATCATCTACTGCCTTCTTTACCCTAGGCGCCAGTTTCTTATAAGTCAAAGACCTTTTATGTTCGTCTTTTTCTTTAATTGTCGATCTCAACTGGTTCAGCGTTATCGCCATCTTCTTGTGCCTCTGGTTGTTTTGTTAAGAAAGTACCTGCTAAATCTTTGCGTTTTGCGTCTAACTCAGCACCTACTTTATCTGATAGAGCAGATTTAAATTCTTTTTCTGCTTCTACACTATCGCCTTTATCTAAGGCGTTAATTATATTTCTAGTATTCTCAATACTCATTAAAATCCTCCGTCATCATCTTTCTTTTCGTTGGGGTCAGGTAAATCACCTGACGCAATTTCACTTTTAATTTTATCTTTTTGTTCTTCTAATTCGGCGTCAGTCATTTTAAGTATTCTTTTCATTACATAATCTTTAGAGTAAACGTCACCTAACATTCCGTTTTCTTTTACTGAACGATAGATTTCCATTCTTTCTTTAAACATTTCACTTTCTTTTATTTCTGCGAAATATCCGTCATTTACATAATGATACTTAATTGATTGACTTAACGAATTATCCCAATCCTCGATAGTAACAATACCTTTGAGAATTAATTGTGTTTTTAGTAGGTCATGAAATAGAACATTAAATCTATTTCTTAATCTTGAAACAAACTTAGTGAACTTTAACTCGTCACGGTTTATCTCAGTTGATCTACCTAACTGTAACCCACCTGCTGCTTCACTATCTAATCTAGAATAAGGTACGTTTAGAGACTGATATAACTTCTTTTGAAAGTATTTGATATCATCAATCTCACCTAGATTTGAACCACCAGGTAATGTAGTTATTTCAGTACCTCGACCACCTTCACGTCTAGGTAACCAAAAATCTTCTAACATACTCATATATTTTCTATCGTCTCTAATTTCACCAGTAGAGGCGTCATATACAAGTTTGTTTCTATATCTGTTCATTACATCTTTTAGATATTGCTCTGCCTTTAT